AATCAGCGGCGAACTGGCCTTCATAAAAATTGTCACTTTCGAATCGGTATCAAGAGTAGTGAACAATCTTGTAAGGTAAGTCAACTTCGTCAAAAACTTAATCTCCGATTTATCCTTTGGGTCTTTGCGTGTAATTTCTTTCAGTTCCTGCTCGTAGATGTTATCATAAGACATTTCACCAATCTTTAACATCAACTTATTATCAGCGGTGACAGCAAGAGAAGCGTAATCGCTTAGATCGTTCTTCAAACCGTCCTGAACTTCTTTAATCTCATCTTTCGTAAACTGAATAGCGGTGTATCCAGTCGTATCCAAATCAGGAAGCTTGACTGGCTGAATTGTCGATTCGTCCAACTTGCGATAAGTAACTTTCTTTTTTGCAGAACTGAATACAACATCGTTATCACGCTCTTCCATTTCTCCGTAAGTTGTAACTGCTTTCAGGAACCCTTTAATGTTTTTCAGCCCAAATTGTTCTCCTGTAAACACAGGCGTAAGTTGGGTGGCGTGCACCATATAAGAAAAATATTCGTCAGCAACAATTACTGTTGTGACTTCCTTTTCCTCTTTCTTACCTTTCTCCTGGACTTTCACCCTTTTAATCAGGATATCGTCTCTAAGCCCCATGACCTTGCGTAGAAAGTTGAAATCATTTTCTTTGACTTCTACCTCTATCGATTCATTTTTCTTTTCTTTCATTTGTTTCTCCTTTTTATAAAATATTATTTTTCTTCTTCTTTAACATCAATCAACTCATTAGATTGCTGATTTATGATTTGGTTATAAAGTCTTTCTCTGTCTGGTTCCGACAGGTTAAATCTATCACCGCCCATAATACCAAGAGTCCCTTCTAGAACTCTTACCAAAAGAATAAGTTGTTTTTCAGTTATTTTCATTCTATCCTCACTTCTATTATACCACAGTTTGAAATAAAAAAGGGTTGGGGAACAAACCCGACTACTTAATCTCTACTGTCTTGGCTGACTTCTTGTTGACCTTACGGCCTATCGTCATTGTCAGCACACCATTTTCTACTTTGGCATCGGTTTTATCCAAGTCCACATCTTCAGGCAAACTGAACGACCTACTGAATCTGCGGTAACTTCTTTCCGAAGCAAGATACTCAACACCTTCTTTCTTCTCTCTTGGTTTCCTCTCTGCTGATACTGTCATAACACCGTGGTCGATATCAACTTTAATATCGTCTTTCGTCAATCCCGGAACGTCTACCATAATTGTGTATTCATTTTCGGTCTTTTCGAAATCGATGCAGCCCATTCTCTCGTCCCAATGCATACGTGCCTCTAGTAAACTGCGAAAGGGGGTTTCAAAATTATCGTCAAAAAACTCTGAAAACCACGGATCAAAAAGTGATCGTGGGCGTAACGTTGAACTAAATTTTTTTGGTAAGTTGCTCATAGTTTTTTCCTCCTATTTTCAAGCAATTGTGGCGTTTCCTGCCACGGACTGTTCCCCAGCCCTATTATTATTTATTATTTTTTTCAAGTAACTGTTTTAAAAGTCTAATGATTTCGTCTAATTTACTTTCGATAGGATTCACAGTTGGATTACCGTAATATTCATTAGGATAAAATTCTGTGGTTGGTTGTGGACATCCTGCGGGGCATCCTGTTTGTTCGTGATAGCTACAGCAAATTGGGCAATATATTGGTACTCCCATTACTTACTCCTATTTCTTTTTCTTGACAACATATTTAAAGAATCGTTGGTGATAGTGGTGTTTATTATATTTTTATTAGCATCAAACCACATAATCATTATTTCAAAATCAACCAATCTCACTATGTCGATAGTAGTATTATGATATAAGTAAGGTACGGATACCTTAAAAATATAAACAGGTTCTCCCATAAAATACCATTGTTCGCCAATAATATACTTTGGTTTTATTTCTTTTTCAAAGTATTTTTTACTGGATTCCAATTGTTTAAGCATTTCTGCTTTCAATTGTTCTTTTTCTTTTTTATTAAACATTTTTACTCCTTCCCGAGCGCAAATCTTCTTCTTTTTTCACGCATACCTGCTATCTTGATTTTTTTCCTTCGGCCTGTAACTTCTTTACGTGTTTTGTATAAAGTCTTTTGCTCTAAAGTCTGCTTGTCGGGTTCAATCTTTTTAACCCCCGGAACCGTGGTAGGATCAACCATAGCAGTATAATTTGGAGTTGACCACCCCTCACCTTTAAAATTTAAAGTTGCTGCTGTTGGGAGTTTTTCAAATTTTTCCTCGTTTGCACATTGAGGGCAAAGAGGTTTGTCAGCATCTTTCAGTTTGTAAAAGTCGAAAATCATTCCACACTCAGGACATTTTAAAATAAAAATTGGCATTATTTCTCCTTATAAATCGTTTCATAATCACATTTCGCTTTAAATAAATCAATATTACTAAAAACCAACTCTTTAAAGAAAACCTCTATCGTAGGAGAGGTAGTTAATTTTTTTACTTTGTAAGCTTGAAAAAGTTTGGTTATTAAATCTAATTCATCATCGGTAACTTTGTAAGAAACCTTCAATTCCTCTTTTGTGACCCTACGACTGATCCTAGAATCGAAGATTACCCCTGTTCTAATATTTGTCATTGTTTCTTATTTTTCTCCTTTACTGTGTAATTCCTTGTGTTTTTTCTAAACTGATAGGTTCATAATTTGCCATTCTCATAAACTTAGACCTTAAAACTGTTGGGGCATAAGAATAGTTGGGGGTTTGAGGGGCAGTGCCATTGTTGTAATAAAAGAGAGCTAATTCCTTATCTCCCTCTGCTACTCTAAGATAATAATTATAAATCTCCAATCCTGTCCTGATATTGGTCTGCTTGTCAAAAATGTTTTTTAAATTTAGGTTTTTTTCTTCTTTCCAAGCGTTATAGTTGACCTGCATCAAACCATAAGCACATGGAACTTGTTTTAGTTGTCCATCTTCTTTGTCAACTTTCCAAATTTTGCTTACAGCATGTTGGTCAAACCCCGACTCTGCCCACATAATACTTAGAGTGTCCCAAGGACTAGTCTTCTGCTTGACGGATTCTTCATAAGCAATTGTAATCGTTTCGAAAAAGTCCTTATCCTTATGTTCATAAATCGTTTTTACGAACTTGTAGTAATCGTAATCCTTCGTCAACTTAGCGTAAAAATCCCTTTCATTCCTAGCCTTCTGGTGTTCAAAAGCCAGCCACCGAAGGTTGTCTGTTTTCTGTTTTAGTTGCTGTTCGGTCTTGGTTAGGCTGTCGATTGTTCCTAAAAGACAGAGTGCAAGTATCCCGATTGTTCCGAAAAGAACTTTAAAAATGTTCCTCTTCAGCCAAGGTTCCTTTCTACTTCCTGGGTCGATATCCTTCTCGACCCCGGCTTTAACCGAAGCGTTGTTATTAAAATTTTTCTTCATCGTTGCGCCTCCATTTGGTACGTAGTTTATTTAAAACTGCTTATCAAAAGCCGCAACGCTTCGGGTACGACTAGTATACTGTTATTTATTGTTTTCATCTTTCTTTTCTTTTATAATTCTCGCTCGTTCTCTCATAAATTCAGCGTGGTCTGGTCTCTTTTTTCCGTATAACGGATTTTGTTCTCCTCTATTACCGAAATTTGGATTATCTGCACCGAAACGTTGAATCCCAAACATAGGACTCAGTTCCCCTTTTCTACCAAACATAGGATTATTCTTTCCTTTTCTACTTTCTCCATATCCTGCTGGTTTTGGTTTCCTTAAATGCTCTTTATGAAGTTCGGATTTGGGTTTTTTCATATTTTCAGTATTACTTTTTGGTTTCCTCATATGTTCCTTAGCAATTTCAGATTTCGGTTTCCTTAAATGTTGTTTATGAATTTCTGATTTGGGTTTCCCAAATAAAGAATTTTTTTCGCCAACCATTGCTTTTCTTTTTTCTCTTGTTATTTCTTTATTGGGGTTATTTGTGAAAGTATCTCCCCCGCCACCACCATCTGTTATATTATATCCATTAGGAGTTTTAGTATTTTTCTTTTGTATCCAAAGGATTTCGTATCGGTTTAATTCTTTAAAATCGGAAATATTTTTTAACAAAACCTTTCGTTCAAAATTTTCTATTCCATATTTTTTAATGGCTTTTTTGATTAAAAGTCCTGAACCCCAATAATTGTTTTGTAAAAAATCTTCCGCAGAGTTGAATTTAGTAGAATACCCAATATAGGGTTTTTCGTTAATTTTGTTTTTAACTTGATAAATAATCATTTTGTCCTCCTCACACAAGTTCAAATAATAGTGAGGTAATCCGAAATGGTGTGAGCATTTCAGAAGGGTAGCAACTCCTTGTCCCTCACTACTATTTAGTATTTTTATCATTTTCGGTATCTAAATACATCAAAAATAAACAACAACAAGTAGCATGGGCGAGATGTGATATTCCACTTTCTGTGTCATTTTGCTCTCCCTCTTTCCAAGCAACAAGGTGTCTTAAAGCCGCCGCAAAATATCTTTTTTTACCATCAGGGACGAATTTCCAGTTATCATCTGCATATTTATTAGCCCCCAATGTTAATACATCGGCAACTTGTTTTATCTCGTTCCACGGAATTAAATCAAATCTTGTTTTTTGTTTATCAAATTTAATACCTAGTTTTCCAGCCTTTACCTCTTGCCTAGCCTTCTCCTGTTCAGGGGTGAATGATAATATGGGTGGGCCCATATATTTTCTTTGTATTTCTTGTGGGGTCATTTCTCTTTCTGTCGGGATATCCCCTTCGGGTTCAGGTCGGGAATGGGTTAACCCTTCTTCAAAATCTACATTTGGAGTTGGCTTGTCTTTGCAGTAAATTTTTTTATTTTTACTTACCATTTTAAACCTTTGTTCGTTTTTTTTCTATCCAGCAAGGACAATTTTTACCATCGCTTGGCAATAAATCATCATTACCTGCACAATCTAATACATACTCTGCCCAAAAAGGCATAGGTGGAAATTCAACTTCAGGAATATCTAATCCACATACATATCGTTTTAGACGTTGATGTGTTTGGCGTGTATATTTCCAATACATTTTTCCATTATTACAATTTCCGCAACAATTATTCATTCTTTGCTCCTACCTATATTATACCACACTCTGTTATGGGATTGGCAATAAAAAGGCTGGAAATTACTCTCCAGCCCCTTATAATCAATATAAGTCTTACTTACTCACATTTTAAAGTTACTTCTAAATACCAATGACATTGTATCGTACTACTCAATAATGTAGAACTGCTTCTTTTAAAAGTTACTGCTTTTTCAACGTATCCCCCTGCTGGAATAATACCGAAATCAATTGTTGCTGTATTCGTTATGTCTGTCTTGA